AAAGTATATCGCAATAGTCATCGGGAAAACCTTGTAATCTGCACATCTCTACCTTGTTAACTGTTCTTACTATGCCGTCTTTGTAAGAATAAAGATTATTATTTGATTCGGTTAAACATGGAGCTTTGCCTTTTGTCACTCTACTTCTGCGAGTTGTTGAAGTTGGGTAAGATAAATCTAAACAATCATTTTCAGTAACAACATCAAATCCTTTATTGGTATTTGTTTTACATCTTAATTCGTTGTCTACTTCGTAAATTAAAGTAATCATCCCAGTGGTTTCGTTTCGATGTTGTAAATATCTTTGAGAGGATTTTTCAGTTGAACCACTATTAGTATTTAAACAAGTATGTTTATCAGTATCAACGTAAATTATATTAACTCCATATTTTTCTCTATTTTTTAAATAATTTTGAGCTTTTTCTGAAAATTTATCTTTATGTCCAAAACTTTTTTCAGTTTGTTCTAATAATGCTAACGCCTTCACTCTTTCAACATGACCACCAGTTATAATATCTTTAAACATGATACCTTTGTCTTTGGGTTGTGGAATATCAGTAACTATATCCCCAAACAAACCATCTTGCTTGGTTCTAATATTTGACCAGTAATATCTATCCCTTAATTGCGCTGTAACTAATTTACTATTGATTCTAACTGGGTAAACTCCCAATGCTCTACTCATTATACCAACATCTAATTTTGAAGCGCTCCCAACATTCTCTTGCAAAAATAATACATTCGGATTAAGTGACTTTATATGATTCAATATATCAACAAAGGTAAAAAACAAACTACTTTTAGCTCCGTGGATTCCTGCACGTTTACCAGCCGCACTCAAATCTTGACAAGGACTGCCACTTAATATTAAATCAATACTACCCCAGTCAATATCCCATTCTTTCCATTTTGTGACATCTCCAACTTGAATTGTATCGGGAAAATGGTGTTGTGTTAATTCAATTGCATAGGGTTTAATCTCGCTTGAATAGTATTTTTTTACTTTGATACCAATATTCTCTAAGGCTTGGCGACCTGTATTCATTCCGTTAAAAAGACTTATTACGTTCATAATTTATTTATTTATTAGTTTTTAAATGTTTCATCGTACCACTGAATGAAGTCATCAATATTCCTAGCAATGACATAAATACCCCCAGCTTCATTGATTGAATGTTCGTACTTCTTTTGATCCTCACTTTGTCTATCTTTGCCATACTTAACCTCGATTTTCACACTAACTCCTACTTTCATGTTATTTACTACCATCGGAATAGTTGCGCTTATATCAGCGCTTCCTTTCGTTCCTGTACCCTTTTGCCAGGATACCGAACCAACTACCCTGGTGAAGCCTAAAACATCCTTAACTGTCTTTGTATTGTCAACTCTACGGCCCATTGTGTTTATCCTTTCAGCTTGACCTCCATTGAAAGTAATCCAGTCGATTATACATCGAGTTAAGCCATTAGCTCCGTTGTCGGTTTTCGTGTAATGACTAAAACTTTTGATGTCATCTTCTGTCCACGTTGGGTATTTTCTAATGAGATGTTCTCGCTTTGCTTGTAGGAATTTTTTTTTGGTTTCTCTGTTCATGTTAAAATGTTAATCCGTCTTCAATAGGTAAATTATTAATCTCGTATTTAGGCTTGCTTACTTTGTCGATAATTTCAAAATATACGCCCATGTTATCTTTGCTGTGAATAATGTTAAGTCCTTTAAATGTTACATACGTATCAATCCATTGTTTGAACTTCTTTCTAGTTAACCACTTTCTGAAATCTTGATAATCTGTTAAAAACTCCTCAAATATAACTTGATTATAAATTCTTGTATTCGTTTTGAAATGTTCCCCTTCAATAGAAAATTCGTAAAATTCACTTGATGTCTTATTAATAAATTTACGTACTTCAAGATTTTTAAACTCGTGCTGAACTAATCCATTTGCTAAATAATACTGAACGCAATCAATCATAAAGTTATCAAATTTAGTCCATTCAATGTCCGACCACTCATCAAATAGTAAATGATTGAATACTTGTAATGGAGTATTATTAGCATTAAAAAAACTACTGAATTCAACTTCAAATTTTCTGCGCTCGAATGATCCACCAACGCCACCAACTGTGTAATTCGTTGTAATTAATATTTTCGGGCTTTTTTTAACTGGGAGCTTGATTGCTAGTTGACCTTTGCGCTCTAAAGTAATACCTTCCGTAATCAAACTAAATAAACTCTCAAAGTCAAAGTTCTTTTTAACGTCATCAAATACCAATATTTGACAATCAGCTGAAATAGTTTGATACTTAAACTGGTCTCCAAAACTAAAGGACTTACCATCTAAAGAATTAAGTTTTTTCATTTGACTTAATGCATTCCAAAATAAGCCCTTACCACTACCCCCATTTGGAGTATCTGAAATAGTTTCATCGTTAAGAATTATAGCCTTATTATTCGCACTTGTTTTGAATGAATGAAGTAAGTACCCAATAACTGAACGTAGTGAGTTATATCGTTGCGTCTCCTCGTTTGCTATGTAAAATAAAAATTTAGAAAATACGCAATTATCCACTTTTATGTAGGTAAATTCCCTATCTATTATTTGATTTTTCCATACGTAACCTTCACTATCAATGTAGTCAATTTGCTTAACTTCATTTTTTGAAATAGATATTATTTTGTTTTTGAAGTATAGATAACAATTATCAATGTCATCTTCAAGTAGTTTGACTTCTTTAGTCTCTAAAAATGATAAGAAATCGAATGAGAAATACTTAGTCTTTTCAGCCATATAATTAAACGGCTTCATTCCTATGTCTTCTTTGAACTCTAAATAGTTAAGGGTATAATCCTTTATCATATCCTTATTTGTCTCCTCTAATAAGTTTTCAAATATCTTAATAAAGATAAATCCATTCGTTCCACTAGGGTAAAATTTAAAGAAATTACGTTCCTGTAAGAAGTACTTAAACTTATGCTGTAAAATTTGAATATTGCCTTTGCTAGAATATTCCCAAAAGTCAGTTATACTAATATTTTCCTTTACATTCTCGATGGCATTCTCAATCTCATTTTCCTGTAAGTCAGGAAATTGTTTTTTAATTCCTTTGATGTCCTTGCCACTTCTAATTTGCTTTTCAATTTTATCCTTTGTGAAAGTATCTTCAAAAAACTTAGTTCCAAAACTTCCAGTTCGTTGGTAAGCGCTTTTGATTATAGTCTGAATTTCACGTAAAGGGAAGTCGTCTCTTACATATTCCATGCATACATTCTCGCATACGTTTTTTGGCACTCCGAAATCATTGAATGCAATGGCTAACTTGAATAGGTTATTATTCCTTTCTCCTTTACTCATTGAGAATTTCGTAAACCATTTTCGCAAATTATCTACTATTCTATTTTCTGAACGTATCGGTATATTTACGTTTATCGTTTCAACTTCGTATATGTCAGGCTCATTCTTTTCCATCCATGTCAAACTATCTTCGTTTATGTGAATTTCAGGATCGTAACTCTCAAAACAAATTCTGCTAATATTTGAACAACTAATGTCAAAGTATTTTGAATTATACTTATCTTTTAGGCTTTCAAAATATAACTTATGATTCTCTATTTCATTTGGTATTTTAACCAGGCATTTAAGCCCGTTTCCACTAGGTGAAGTAAATACACTAAACGTATATGCATCTTCTATTAATTGGGCTCTAAATTCGTTTAATAGCTCATTATTCTCAAACTTATCAAAGTCAAGACAAATTAAACCGCTGTGTTCGATAATAGAGGCGTCATTTCGCTGTCTAAATGTCCCACTGAATAGAATGGCTGGTAATTTCTTTTTAAGCAAATTTTGGGCTTCTACGCTCGAATTTCGTATTTGTTCAACTAATTGCTTTGAACTTCCTTTTTTTATCCTATCGAGAATAAAAAATATATCTCTGTTATATCCAGCGGAAACGTCTCCGAATGATTTGTATATTGTTATTTGTGGCATCTTATTTTAATTGGTTTAATCTGTTAATCATTGCTATTTTATATCCTTTATCTACTTTGCTACCTTCTAGCATCCATTTAAGGTAATTAGCATCTGTACAAAGTTCTATTAAATTCCCTTTATATTTTCCGAACCTAAACTTTAATCCTGTACTAATATAATTGTGAGCTGAACCATTGTAGGCATTGCAATCTTTACAAAAATAGTTCATACATCCATCACTAAAAATAGTTTCAATATTTTCAGAATTACAACTTTGACATAATTTGGTCATAAATAAAAAAACCATTGTAAGCACTGCTTGTGGAAGTTATGAAAAGTATTTCTACTAATCAATTTTAAGCAATACCTACAATGGCATTTAAAAATTTATAAATATCGGCTTCCACACCTATTTTTAATTAAAGAACTCAATGCAAAAATATATATTATTTTTTGACTTAAACAAAACTAAATTTAATAAACATATATTTATATTCTACATGTGTTTTATTTATATATGAAGGAAACCCTTATAAACATTGACTTTTTTTCTTTTTATGCAGGATTGCAGGATTGATTTGCCATTTTGAAAAAAAAAAATTTTCTTGTTTGAACTACTCCTATAAGAGAGACTTCGCATACTTTTTTATACATGTGGAATATAAATATATATAAATCATTGATTTTCAATAAAGTTCTTAAAACGGCAAGTCATCCGATCCAGCCTGTAATACTCTCACATCTTCAACCTTACCGCCTTGGTATTTCACTTCGCTTGTTGGTATTGGCTGGTCTTTAGTTCCTACATTGATTTTTCCATCCGTCCAAAAAACTTTGCCATTCCCAAAATAATACTTATTAACCTTTGCATCTCGTTGTTCTTTAGTTTGTTCTGCAAAGAAGCTCACATTTTGCCCGTATTGGTTTGATTGGTCTGAAATGCTGGCTGTAAATTTAAAGCCTGTTTCGTTTTTGCTTTCGCATACTTTTACGATTTCTTTTAATTTGTCTAGGGTGATATACCCACTAATCATTGTACTCATGTTTATTTGTTTTTAATTGTTTACTTTTTAATTAATTTAATTGTTTTTTTATCAATCCTTACCGCTTTCATTTTAGCAATATCGACTTCTTTTGTTTCAAATGTTTTCCCTTTGTCGCTTTTTGTTTTACCTAGGTATTCAAACCCTTTTAAATTTTTATTCATTTTCTCTATTTATTTTTAAAGTTCCATTTAATATTTCGCTCAAGACTTCATCTGCTAAATTACGCTGTTTATCCGACATTTGGCCAATTGTGAACATGATATTATCAAATGCGCCAGTATCGTAATTGTTCGTAGTCCTTTTATGTATCTCTTTGCGCATTTCGTAATTTGTAATTCCTGTAATCAAAGAATGAATTTTGTTTGAAGCCTTTATTGCATCTTTAAAGTCTGTTTTGTAGTCCTTTGTTAACTGCATGTCCAAGATGACATTTTCACAAAGTCTGCTAATCTGCGTTGCATACGTCAATATTAGAGTGATGTCGGTATTGCTTTTTAAATATTTTGCATCCATTAGTACATTATTTTAGTATATTTATCTAAATCAAAATAGCCATTGCCATTGTCTAAATCGTAGCCATAAAAGTTAACTTTGCTTTTCTCATTATATAGCTTCATCTCAATCATTCGAGAGCGTAATATGCTTTTAGTCACTCCGACTAATTTTGCGAGCTTATCAATGCTTATCTTATCATAATTTGCTTTTACTAACTTTATTTGTTCGGGATTCAATTCTACTTTTCTGTTCATTCTTTTTTCTTTATTATTCTTAAATCTTACACATGCAACTAATCTTTGGCAGCATTTTAATTCGTTAGCTATCTCGATGTTTCGTTTATCCAGCATTGATGCAATCTTTTTACAAAGTTCCCCAGTTTCATGCTTAATTCCAAGCGATTTTCTACGTTTGCTTATTGCACTAACACTCACTCCGTAAAGCCTCGATATATGCTCTAATTTCATTTGAGGATTTTCTTTGATGTAATCATTTAATTTCTGCATTTGATAATTCTTTTTGTTTGTCTTCAAATACTTTCATCTTATTTTTAACCATAACAACTAGATTTCTAAATTCAAGTTCCAAGTCATAGTGAGCTTTCGCTTTTTCAAAATGATACATGATAGTTGTATGGTCTTTTGGAATCAAACTAATAATCTCTCCGATGTGTTGATGTGTATAACCTTTCTGTTTCAAGATAAAACTGGTTGCTTTCCTTGCGTCTACAAATCTTTTTTTTCTTTTTTGCCCTATTAAGTCATCAATCTGAATGTTTGCATATTGGCAAATTGTGCTGAATAAAGTATTTTCATATTCATTCAATCTTGTAATGTGTTTTTGTATTTCGTTTTCCATAATTATAATTTTAATGTGTTGTAATATTCTCGAGCTTTCTCGATTTTAGTTTTTAAAGTTTCAATGAATGCAGGATCATAATCGAATGCAAATACCTTCACTCGTTTTTCAATAGGTAAATCCTTAATCAAATCGTTGTTACGTTGGATTTGTTGCGTTTGTGCTATGTAATCTTCATTCTCGTAATTTTTGCCATATTTCCAAGCCAACTTCTCGCATTCATTTAGTACCATGTGTTGAGGTGTTGGCACTAAAGCATAAATCAAACGATACTTTTCTTTGCCTGTTAGCCACATATAACATTGGGCTTGTGCGTAATACATTTTTGATAATTCAGCATTGAAAAACGTCTTTAGATTCCAAGATGTTTTAATATCTTCAACACAATCTTGTAACACGATGTCGGGAGTTCCGATTACATAATCGTTTTGTAACTTTGTATTGTATCGTGAACGGAAGCCACCTGGGACAACTTGGCTAACTAAATCCATACTATCTTGTTCACATTCGTTGCCTTTGTCCATATAATCGTTTTTCAGTAGTTCGGCAAATCCGAACTCATCGAATAGCCATTTATCTTCTACGAATGTTTTTGCTGTTTCTGAAAGATTGCCAGCTTCTTTGTCGGCTTTTAATTTAGGGTCGGTCATTAATGAACCAGTACCGCTACATCTAAATAATATTTTTAAATCCATATAATATGTTTTCTTGTTTTTTATCGTAAATAATTTCTAATTCGTATTTTATTGCGAGGTGTTGAACTTGACTCAATGATTGAATTGTAGTCGCATTCTCGATGTGCTTAATTACACGTTCTTTCTCTTTTGATGTGTGTATAGCTTCCGAGCTTAAAAGCTCCGTATCGCCTGTAAATTGTACTATATCTTTGCGGTTTAAATTAGCTCCAAATAAATCGCCAAAGTGGTCGCACGCGTCTTTGATGGCAATTGATTTCGCAATCGGTAGGGCCATCATAACTGCGCCTTTATTTACATTGCTCATGTCCATATTAAGATTGCCACTACCTTTCGTAGTTTGTAATTCTTGAGCACCTACGCCGTCATGATACATCATTTCGTTTGTCGCTGGGTTAAGGTAGTGAACTCTTACGGTCACTTCAATAGCATTGAATAATTGAGCGGTTTTAATAACCTCGATTTGATACTTTTTAAAGCAACGTCTTAATAGATATTCTACTTTGTCAATCGGTAAGTAGTTATAACCTTTAATAAATGGATGTTGTTTTACCCAGGTCGCTGGGGGCGGAGTTGACAAGATAACATTTAGTTGCTCTAATGGAACAACGTCCAAATCTAATTGTTTGAATAGGCTTGTTATTGTGGCCTTTGTTTGTTTTGCTAGTTCTTTATTCATAATTATTTTGTTTTTAGTGGGGGAGTTACCCCCCGTTAATATTAATTATCTAACCATTGATTCAGTTTCGGGATCGTATTCAAAACCTTCTTCGTCTTGCTTTCTAGTTTGTTCGTATTCATCCATCTCATTAATGAAATCTTGTAACATAAATTTTTCAGGTTTAGGTAACATAGCTTTCATAACTGATAAATTTGCATATAATTGATCAATTGTATCAAGATAATATTGCATAAATTCATCTTGACTGATAAATTCAAAACCAGTTGTAAAAGGGTCTGAAATACTTGAAAATTTAGAAACATTGATAATTCCACCACTGAAATACTTCTCAACTCGTGTGATGTCATTTTCTGCTTTAAGGCAATAAAATTTTGCAGAATGTCGATCTACTACCTTTGTAAATGTTGGGAAAGTGATTTCCATTTCCGTTGTTTCTGTCTTTGTTTGTGTTGTTGTAATTTTCATAATTTTTATTTTTTAAATGTTTAATAGAGTGCAAATATATACTTTTGTTTTGTACTACAAAATTTATTTTAAGAATTATATAAATAATAATTCGTTAATGGTTTGGCTAATGTCTTGACGTTGTTTATCAGTTAGCTTTTGCGGATTAATCCTGTGTTTGTTTTGGATCAATTTATTGACGATGCCGAGTAGCTTATGATTGTTGCTTCTATACGTCTTTAGTGTGTTGTTTTTAGGATTGATGTAAATACTTTTACGGCCTAGTTTCTTATTCTTTTCCATGTTTTTATTATTGACAATTATCTATACAATCTGAATGAGGGAATCTGTCGACAATGAAATCGGGCGCTATTTCTTTTGATGGTTCACTAACTATTATTCTGCTATCTTCAAAAGTCAAGTTTATCTGACCTTCAATATTATGTACAATACAATGTTGTATGAGCTCTTTGATTTCAGCTACCGATGTTACGATGGTTGTGTTTACTATTTGCATATTAATTATTTTTTAAGTAGTTTTTTAATCTAAAAATATCAGTTTTTAAGAATGAGATTTTATCCCAATTCTTTACTGGTTGTTGCATCTCAATTTCTAATCTTTCTAGTTGACATGCTAAATGTACTTTCTTAACTTCATTCATTGTAACCATATCTAAATGGTTTTGAGTCAATGTGTTTTGCTCGCTTGTTTTTTGTGTTAGTGTAATCATAATTATTGTTTTAAAGTTTTAAAAAATTGTGCGTTGAAGTCGCACCCCTTGTTTATTTTATTTTTGTTTTTAATTGTTTTAAATATAATTCTGCTTCTTTTAAATAATCAAAATCATAATTGTTAATTATTTTTTTTTCGTTTAAATATAACAAAAAATCAATTAGTTTTAATACTTCTTTTTCCATAATATTTTTTTTTAAATGTTTTATGAATGCAAAGATATACTAACATTCCGTACTACCAAATTATTTTACAAATTTTTTTTGTTAATTCGCTGAAAGGTGCATGAATAAAGGCTATAAATTTTTAAAAAAAAAGCCCTACTTAGAAAAGTAGAGCCTAAAACACTAAATTTTAATTATGAAAAAAACGAGTTTATATCGGTAATCCGTATTGGAAATGCATCCAATCGTAGTCTTTTAATCTACCCAATGAAGCAAAGCCATGTTTTTCGAAGATATCAATCATAGCTTTGTAATCTGCTCGTGCAAAACGTGCCGTCTTATGAGTTTCTTTTAATGTATTTCTGTTAGGATCTAAATCAATTGCCGTACCCCATGAATGAGCTGAAAGTTTAGTCCTTGAACCTCTCATTAATCTGTAATTAAAACACCCACCAAAGTCATTAATACCCAATTCATTTATTTTGCGCTCTCCGTAACTACTCAATAATTCATTGAATACATTGGTAAACGCCTGTGCTACTTTTTTGTGACATCTCATTCTCTTAACTGGTTGCCTATCGTAGAACATTGTATATGGTAAATCAATCATAGTAAGATAACTACCTTCTGCATTTGCTTTGCCAAAGTATTTTTCTTGTTCTTTTTGACTAAATATTTTAGGTTTCATTCGTTACAAAAATATATATTAAAATTTGACTTCAAACTTTATTTTTGCGCTTGTTGACTTGTCTGTTATCTCAGCTCCGATTGATGCAGTTACTTTCCGAATTTGCGCCTCGATTTCAGCCTTCAAACTTATGTCGCTATGCTTTACCTTAATTGTATTGTTATCGAGCGTAAACTCGCTATTTTTAGGCAAATTTAACCGCATTAAATCAAACTTAGCGCTAAGGATTGAATTAGGCATTTCGCTTTATTTTATCCGTAGAAATAAAACGTAAACCGATGTTAATTACATTCGTAATAAATCCAACTAAAACGGTCAATCTTAATGTCAAATTTTCATCTAATTTTAAGTCCAAAAACAATGGCGGTAATAAAGCCATTACCATTGTAATAGATACTAAAATATTCATAACGATTGTTTTACTTTCGTACCAATGCTTAATTTTCGGCTTCATCTGTCTCTTTTAATGGTTTAAAATTGTTTTCAGTAAGGATTGCAGCGCTTTCAACTCTTTCGTAAAAATTACCATTGTTATCAGTTAAAGATTCGCTTGTGTTGATATTAGCAATGATTACGCTATCTACAATAAATCTTTGAACGTTCACTCCGATTGATGTATCTTCTTTATAGATTGCTGTCGGCATTGGTAAATCTTCGCTAACAACTAAAGAAAAGTATTGATTATCATTGTAGTTAATAACGTCAATTAGTTGGCCCGCTTGTAATATTAATTTTGTCATGGTTTATATTTTATTAGTTAATTCCCGATTTTAATGCAACTAATAAATCTTGAGCCGTGTTAAATCCATCAACATTATTTACTGAAAATTCTCCGTAAAAGTTGTTGTCTAAAATTACCAATTTATCCCCATCAATAAAGAATTTTAACGAAGTATAGTTACCGATAAATATAATACCCACGTTCGCTTTTTGAATTTGCAAAATAGCTGGGGAGCCAGTTACATCCGCTTGGATCATTAAGTCGTATTTATCTACGATTACTTCATTTGTAATAATGAATTTAGAATTGTCGATCATTTTTTTATATTTGTTTTTTAGTTAATTTTTAATATTCGTATCCGTTGCAATCAGTACAATCTCCACGTCTGTTTACTCTACGTCTTGATAAGTTGAAGCTCGAATTAGTTTGCAATCCACTGAAATACGGAGTGCCTTTGTCGGGCGTTATACCATCCAAGAAATCAAAACTTTGATACGCTGGGTAATCGCTTAAATTATTACGCAAGTAAGTCGTCATCATTTTGGTATAGTTTTCAGCTACACTACGCACCTCGTTTTGTAAGAATTTCAACGCTTCCAAATCAATCGATTGACCGCTTTCGCTATCATTATTCATGATTGACTTATTAAATACTTTGTACTTTAAAAATGGCAAAGCATGATATAAAGCATAGTTACATAACATCGCTCCTATAAAGTCATCAAGTATCTTTTTATTAGGGATCGTTAATGTGTTGTTGGTTATTTGAGTTTGTAACTCTTGGTAAAACGTAGCACCTAAATAATTTTGCAAATAAATATCTTGAGCCTGTAATATAAACGGCTGTAAATCATCAGGGCTTACCGATTGATGGATTGAAGTGTATGATTTTAGTTTCGTTTCGGATACGAATAGTACGTTAGTAACTGCCATTATTCTGCTATTATTGTTGGTTCTATAATCGTTGTAGGAGTGATAAGTAATTCAGTTTCATAACCTCTATTCAGGATCAAGTTGTTGAATACTCTTAACATACTTTTTTGGATTGGTCTAATACACGTTCCTATAAAATGACCATACGCCACCGCAAGTTCATCTGCGTTTGAGCTAAAGCCAGCGCCACCATTGTAAAGGCCCAATAATAACGGGCTTGTAATTCTATGTCCTGTTAAGATTCTCGTTGTGATTCTAGTCTCTAGGGTAGTGTAATAATTATCATTTGTGCTTGTTATTGGCGTAACCTCGGGAGCGTGCTCTTTATCTTGACTAAATGCAACAAATGCCTTACCAGCGTTTTCAGTTCCACGATAAGCCATCGTTAATTCATCGTAGATTTCTTTTCTTTCCTCGGGCGCTGGGATTCCATTGTTCAAACTAATAAACAAAGATGGATTCAAACTATTGGCAAGATTCGAGATGTGAAATTTACTAACTTCAATGTCAATTTGAATATCGTTAATCGACCCAGCATAAGTTGGCAAAGGATAGTAGATATTCCCAGGTTCATAATCAAATGCATACAATATTTGCGAAGGACATTCAAGTGATAATGTAGGGTTGTATGTAGCATATTGCGTAGGCTTATATTTATTAGAGTTTTCCCAATTTGTGCTATAATAATATTCTCTTGGTAAGTCTTCACCTGGTTCAATCTTACCACTTCTTACTTTTGTGAAATCAAGATGGTAAATTTCGCTAATTGTTTTACCATCGTTTGACCAAATAATGTTCAAAGCATACCCACCGAAAGTGATATAATCTTGTGCACATTTCTCAAATACATCGTTCCAACTATCAATCGGATTGGCACGCACTAAAACGTAATTTAAAGCCTCATCCGTGGTCTTTAATCCGTTGCCTATGGTTGCGTCTATCTTTGATTGTATTGCCGTTCTATTAATCGCAGAACGCAAAAATAAGCTCGCTATAAATTGAGGATATAAATTGTCCTCTCCATAGCTTATCCACTTCTTTGAACCTTTCTCCGAGAATGTAGGTAAATTTATTTGAATTTGTGAGATTGAATTAAATGCAAAACTATTCATACTATTAAATATCTTTTTTAGCGTTTTTTCTTAAACTAATTATTTCATAAAAATACTTAACAGATACCAATATTGATGCAATAATTGATACAATGTAGAAAACTATTTTTAAATCCTCGGGCAATGTCGTTAAACTTACTCCAAAAGTCGTTGCGTTTAGTACGTTTACGGGCTCTTTTAATGTGTCTATAATTGTCTTCATTAGCTTACATAAATAATGCTTTCGCTTTTTTCGTTGTCTGAAATATATTCAATTTTTTGTACTTCGGTATCGCCAGCCAAAAATGCTTGACCACGATTGTAAATTACATTCCCTATATTAATCGTATAATCAAAATTACCAAAAGGCAATCCGTTCAAATGATAATCGGCTGTAATACCATCGTTAATATAAATGGTAAATTCTGCAAATCTTGTACTACTTGTTTTGTTCTCTAATTTACAAATGTGCTCAATCCTATCAAAGCCATTGAATAAATGGATTTGATAGTTATTCATGTTTTGAGTAAAGTCTCCGTAAATTATAAATTCGTTTTTCCCTTCTATTAGATTAATCATGACATAAAAAAAGGCGATGCGATTGACCGCACCGCCCTATTTTTTTAAAGGTTAATATTAGTTAGCTGAAGTATTGAAATCAAATCCACCAACTGCTGCTGTTGAATTCGGTGCGATTGCTGCTATTGCTGTTCTACTTGTTGAACTCAATGCTGGCATTGGATCCGCTTCCATTGATTGGAACGTGAATGTATATCCGTTCATATCTCCGATTGCTTGTCCACCTTCTCCTACCATTGTAGATAAAACCGCTCCTCTCGTATTAGCTAACAACCAGTATTGACCCATGTTATCTACTGCGATAACTCTAATCTCACGATTTTTTGCTAACAATAAAAATTCGTTTCTTTTTGCAACGTCTCTTTTTGAGATGTTTACGCTTAATTCAGTTGTATAGAAAACTGTTCCGTTTGCGTTTGAAATCGTTGCTGTTTCTGTTAATTTTGCAGTATCTTTTGCAAATTTGTATTGAAAGAAATCTCCACTACCACCAGCCAAAGTAACTTCGCCCGCTGTAACTGTTTGGATTTCAAAATTGTCGCCCGCAAAAACGTAGATAGTATTTACGCCACCTAAAGCGCTCATACAATCCAAGTTCATCGTGCTTAATATGCTACATGCCATTTTTTAAATATTTTTAAAGTTGAAAAATAAGGGAGTTTTTAGCTCCCTTTTTTATGATTAAAGATTTGATACTACTTGAGAAACGTAAACCGCTGTTCCAAGTCTGAATTTAGCATTGAAATTCATGATATCATCAGCTTCGTTATAGTAGAATTTGAATGTATCCATTTCGTCTAACAATCCAGTTCCAAAGAAGATGTATTTTTTAGGTGCTAAGATTACACGAGCTGCATCATTGATACCAGGTGCTGCAAACACTGTAATGTTTGTACCAGGGAAAACGAATGAGCTAGGAGCGTTCACACCACTTGCATTGCTAACTTGTGCGAAAGTACCGATAACTGAAGCACCTGTGTTAATCAATGCACCAACTAACGCTTGATAGTTAGCATAAGAAGTGTAAAGAATTAAATCGTCTTCTGTTTGTAATTCAGGAGTTAATGAACCTACGTTTAACCAAAATTCTGCAATCGCAGTTGAAGTAGTCCATTGTGTGTAAGCACCTGCTGAATTGATTGAACCATTAGCATTTGTAGTTTGAGCTAATAAACCTGTTAATGTAGCTCCATCTCCTTGCCAAATTGTATTCTCTACATACTTAGCGATGTTAGCCATTTTGTTGTTAGCGATTAATTCTGCAAAAGGAACTGTCTCTTGATTTGCACCCGCACCTAATTGAGAAGATGTCCATTTGCTTCTCAAATCTTCAGGGCATAATTGCTCTTTTAACATTTTGCTTCCTACTACTAAAGGAATTTGAGAGAATACTGTTGCGTTTGAACCTACTTGGCCCGCTGCAAATCCACAAGTTGCATCTTTGATGTCAACTGTTGAATTCATAACATTGATAGCAGAAGTTCCCGCTGTTTTGCCCGCTTCGATTGTTACGAACTCGGTTGTAAATGACTTCAATAACGCCGCACTGATAAGGTCGGTTGATAATTGGTCTGTATATGCTGGTAAAGATCCTAAGTTAAATGACATATTTTATTTTTTTAATTGGTTTTTAATTTGTTTTAATTTTTCTAATCTTGAAAATGTTGTTTCGATAACTTCGTTATCAGTTTTTTTAATTGGTGCAACTGCTGGCGCTTTTGAGAACATGCTAACTTTTTCTTTTAATTTAGAAATTTCGTTGCTCAACTCCATAATAGTTTCGTAAACTAACACCATTGGATCGACTGCAACCTCTTCAACTTCAGCCGCTTCAATTGATACTTCAACTGGTGCCTCTACTTCAGGCATTTCTTCTTCTATTCTGATAACTTCGGTAATAACACCAAGTTCATCTGTCATGAAGACTGTGCCGTCAACTAATTTGTGTTCACCAGCTCCAACTGGGTTATTTTCAGCGTCAAAAACTGGAAATCCAACCTCTAATTTTTCGGTTGATAATTCAGTTCCATCAACTAAATAAAGTTTCTCTAAAGCTACTTCTACGCCTAGTAGTGCTCTAATTTGGTTTAATTTAATCTTGTACATATCTGTATATATTTAATTTAAAGTTTTTAACAATTTTTGTGAATAACTATTTTTTATTACTTGGTAAATATCCATGATTTGGTTGGTCCCATGGAGCCGTACCCGCAAGCCCTGGCGCTCTACCTTTGTTTATTACTTTCTCTTTAGCATTGATGTAATACTTTCTCCAAAAATGTTTGCAATTTGCACCGCCCGAGTATTTCCATATGTCGTATATATCCGTACCTCGTGGACCGAAGCCAGGGTTAACTGGTGCTTGTGCAATGGCTTTGATTTCCTCGAATGTGAAATACGTTTCTAAAGATAACATCGTTCTGCAAAAGATTCTTTCTGCTGGCGGTCCATCGTACTTGTAGACAGTCAATCCTTCTTTATATCCTTGCGGTCGTATGAAATTTTCGTCTACTTCTACCAAGTCAAATTCTTCCATATCACTTGCTTTGATTCCTAAAGTCTTCGCAAGTTCAATGGCTTTGTCTTCGTCAAATTCTACGATTCCTTTTATCTTATTGAATAATTCCTCGTTCTCATATTCTTCAAACATACCTTCAACACTAAAGCCTTTTAACTCTCCGTTTTTAACTCTTTGCCATGTTTCTTTGTCTTCTACTTGCATTGATACCATCCACGTTCCTACTGGCACATCGTAACCATATTTTTGAATTGCCTTGTCGTTCTCATCTTCTACAATCCAAGATTCATAAACATACGTTCCTGTTTTCTTTTTATTTTCGTGGTCTTGATTCACATCGTTTGTTCGGGCTTCCTTCATGAATTTTTTAGCAATCTTCAAAATAGTTTCTTTGCTAAATACCACATCGTAATAATTACCATTATCATCAACTCGAATTATCTTCAAATCGGGGATCATTGCCGGCCCAATAACAATTTGCAAATCATTGTCGAAACGATATTTTTCAGTTTCTTTTTTGAAGTACATGAAATCCACCTCTATGGCTGGCTCTTCAACTAGTGAAATTTTATCTACTCCACCATCTTCGCTAATTACTAATTCTATTAATTTTCTATTCATTATAAACGTGCTATTTGTTTTAATTTTAAATTGGCTTCTATTTGACTTGTCATTTCAGAAGCTACCACATACGTCTTAAATATCGGATTTTCGTTATTTTGATTGCCAAAGGCTACACCGCCACCAGCTTGATTGATATTTGAAAGTAAATTGCCAAACATTGCAGTAGATTTCGCATTGATAACCGATTCTCCATTTGACAATCTAGCCATGATACTATCCGATGTTGAAGTACCCATCCCAGTTACCATCCCACCCGTTGCAAATTTGGATGGCGCTGTTTTCCCAGGAGTTTCTGCATCTGATTTGGTATTGTTAATTTCTGCTATACTTTTACTAGCTTGTGCAATGATTGAAGCTATACCGATTACACCACTTGCCGTATTCAATGCTACTGGTGCTGCTGCTGCCGTACCGAATGAAAGTATGGATGCTGGATGTCCTGTAAATTTAGCGTTAGTTGCAAATGTAGAAGCAATGATTGAAGCTATTGAAGCCGCCTTTTCTAAAACGATTCCACCAATTGCAGCCTCTTTACTATTGCCAGCTATTTGTTGTAAAAGTTGACCAGCTTGACCAGCAACCTCAATTCCTTTGTTAATCGTATAATCTTTGTACTCTAATTCAGTTTTGGCAATTAACTTTTTTTGCTCTGCAATTTCTTTCTCAATAGCAATAGTAGATTGTCCGTTTAATATTAATTTATCTCGTAAATCTTCGTAATGCTTTAATACATTATTTTGTTGGTCTAAATTGTCATTATTTTCTTGTTGAATTATTGCAACCGCCTTGTTATAATTATCTTCTGCAATTTGTGCTTTTGTTTCTGCAATTTGTTTATCAATTTCAATCGTAGATTTTCCGTAGTCTTCTTGAATTGTTTTTAGATGTTCGTAGTGTTCTAATTGTTTTTGCAAACTAACTTCAAAATTACCATCTTGAAGTTTCATAAATTCAACCGACTTGTTATATTCAGCTTCTTTGTCGGCTTCCATTGCCGCATTCATTCGAATAACATTAGCATCGTATTCATTTTGCAAAGCTATTTTTTTAGCATTCAAATCTTTCATTTGAGCTATTTCTTCACTATTTCTTCTATGAAGTAAGATAGCTTTTTTAGTTTCCGTATCTGCAAGTAAATCTTCTTCTTCTCTAGTATATTTTTCTGCTAATTGCTTATCTTTTTCTAATTGAGATTTTTTTTCGTTTTGTTGTTTTTCTCTTAATTCTTTTTGCTTTGCTAATTTATCATCGTCTATTTTCTTTTGATTTTCAGCCGCTTCTTTATTAGCATTGGTTTGATTTTGTGCTATTATAACATTTAGATTCTGTTCTGCTAATATTCTTTTATTGTGCGCTTCATCTACTACTTTAGCCGCTGAATTATTAGCTAATATTAAACTATTTAATTTTTCTTTAGCTTCCTTTAAATCTTGTTTATTAATATCCTTTCTTTGTTGTAATAAACCCCACTCCGTTGACATCCAAGTTACACTAGCCATTTGGTCGTCAACTTTGGCTTGTGTAGATTCATACGTTGCAATAGTATTTTTAGCCATTTCTAACGTAGTCCGTTTTAAATGATATTCTTTCCATGCTTCCTGTTCATTCTCTTTTGCTAAAACAATAGCACGCTTTGCAATGGCTTCATCCGATTTCCCACGAGCTTTCATCAATCTTAATTCATAATCTTGTAACTGCTCTTTCTTTTTTCTATTTTCCTCGAGCGCTTCGGTTTCTTTTTCAACTGCTTTTTTGTTTTTTTCAATAGCTTCTTTTGATGCTTCAACCGATTCAGTAGAGGACTTGAACATTTTAATCATTAAGTAACCTACACCAATCAATGCCGTAATGGCTACCACAACCGCACCAATAGGATTTGCATTTAAAGCCGCATTCCATAACCATTGAGCTGCCGTTGCAATTCTTTGAAATATAGTAGTACTTTTTATTACCACTCCTAGTTGTTTAAAACTATCAATACTTTCACCCAATGCTTGAACACCGCTAGCCAAAGCCATGGCTTGATTCACTTTTGCAATCGCTTGTTCTACGTCTTTACTTTTACCGCCTAGAATACCCATTGCACCCGTAACCGCACTAAATCCACCCGCAACACCAGTCAATGAACCAACTAAAGATTTAAATTTAGCATCGGGATTGAATGCATCTGTTAAGGTTTTTGCATCGCCCATTCTATCTTTTAAGATAGCTGCTGCCTTAGCTGCGTCAATAGCTTCTTTAGATGTGGCTCCAAATTTTTCAGAAAGTATAGCTACGTTTGCCGTGGCTTCTTTAACTTGTTGTCGTAAACTCTTTACACTTTCGTCAACTTGATTCAAACCACTTAGGTCGGATGTGGTATTTATTCCAATGTTTATTTCGTTTGCCATGATTTTTTTTTAAGGTATTATTGATATTGATTCGCCTACTCGCACTAACTCTACTTTGCAACTTGTTTTTTTGCCTACTTGATAATCGGTTATTTTGTTAACCATAAACCAACTATCTTTTATAAATATTTTATCATTAAATCTTAAATCAAAAATGTTTGAATAATCTAAAATGATATTCATTTCTAATATACGCCCAAATGGATCGTATGTGAAGTTGTACCACTTTAGCCAGTAGTTATTAAACAAGTCATTAATCGTTCTCATTGGGGGATTTGTAACCACTCCTGTAATGGGCCACAAAGGTGCTGAATTACGCCATGCAAGGTCATCAAATGTAGTAGTATTAAAAATACTATATTGACTTACTAAAGGATATTCATTCCAATGTATTGTAGTATTTGCATCGTTTTTTATGTGCCATTCTAAAGGCGCTGCTACCATTCCATTGTAATAAACTAATCTCAATTTTGGAACTATCGGAGTGCGCTCCGTGGTTGTATCTTTAGCTATGTGTGGGATTAAGAATTTAGCTGCTAGCTTTTGATTTGGCGTTGCATCTGTTTGAGCACTTGCATTCCCAATTGGTAACAATGGAGTTGGGCTAAATAACGATTGTGTTACTTTATTTCCAACTAAAATTTCGTTTTGACTGTCTATGTCTAATTGACCAAAAGTTCGCTTTGTTGCTAACTGAAAATTATAATTTACAAAGTCACTATCTTCATCGTCTAAAAAAGTATTTGACCTAGATTGACTTTCAAACAATGGTTTGCTTTGGATGTCCACATTGCCATCTACTAAATCAGTCCAATCACGTTGCGTGCCTTGTTCTACCCAATCCACCCACGGAGTAATAATGAAATGTTTTTCTTTAGTTTTGGATGGTTCTAATACCAGGTTAAATCTTTCAATAATAGCCTTTAAGAAATCAATATTTTTAACATTGTTTGGTAGGTAATTATTTAACACATTGATATTATCAACCGATGTATTTTGCGTCAATGTACCATTTATAAATCTTCCACTAAAAATAACACTAAGACTTGTAATATTTAATCTAAAAATTAATTCATTGTTTATCGGTGCCAACGCATTAAACACATTAAAATTAGCTGTAAAATTAAATATTTGATTTTGTGTTACTGGAGTATAAGAAAAACTTTGTGTAGCAATTACCGCATTCGATGTTAAATTAAATATTTGAATATCAAAAGTAATTGGTGTTCCTGGTGTCCCTGTAAATATCATTCTCGTTGCACCAGTAATCGTAAAAGTAAAAAATTCTGTTAATGGATTTGGAAATGTTAAAGGAACTGTAAAAACATACGTTGCATTATTGAATGAGTTTGCCGTGTCGTAAATTTCATTTGGAAAAAATAATTTAGTTACTCCAGTTATTAAATCTAGGTTTTGACCTGCACTTCCTTTCGCTTGAAATTTAGCGGTTTTCCTATCAATTGCAGTATCCGTTTGCTCCGTGATAATGTATTGATTCATGAAGTCTGAACCATTCAAAAAAGTACTTTCGTAGGTAAATCCACTACTTGCAAAGATAGCATCGAATAATACTTTAGCACGAATTACGGGCTTGAATTGGTCGATTGATAATGGATGGTTATTGGCTGTAAATCCTTTTTTTGAATGTGTATTATCATGATAAGACAATGTATTTTGTACGGGTTGACCATCCAAATAATCATAGCCCCACTCGATTAATGGATATATCACATCTCCTAAAAATAAGTTTTTACTCCAACTATCTACAACGTTAACATAGCTTTTAACGTGGTTGTATGCTGTAAGGTTTAAGCTATTCATAAAGCCACCACCAATCGCTGCGCTAAAGTCTGACACCTCACCAAAAAAAGTAACTTCATATTCAACATTCTTATCTCGATTGTTTGTGATTATGTTACTCAATCGAATACTACCAACGGCAATCGTCACGTTACTATCTTCAATATATGATTCAATCTTTTGGGTTGCATCAAAACTAACTGCATTTATATTGAATGCACTCTTAAAAAACAAATTATTATTTGCCGTATTTGGCACTCTAAATGTTTGCGAATATGTCGATGGATTTGCGGTCGGATCCATTATATCAGCAACCGATAAATTCAATTTAATCGGATTGTCTTCCATTAAATCTAATAAGATGAAACCATTAGTAATCTTAACGTATAATCTCATTAATTAATTTTTTGAACGTGGTTAAAATTTATCTCAAATTCAGCTTGAACCATTTTTACTTGCTTAATGTTTTTAGTCTTATAAGAAGTTTGTCCAATTGTAACA